ATATATATATATATATATGATTTTTGAAAATAAATTGATAAACTGTTTATTAACAGCTTTCTAAAACCTTTAAATCAGCTTTAACCAATTGTAGTAATCTTAATGGACTACGTAAATCATAGGTTTGTAGATATCTATCTAATACTTTACAAATTTCACTAGCTCTGCTATGTCTTAAGAACATTTCTTTAGAATCGTCATCTAAGTTTTTACTATATAAGAATATTTGTAATTGTAGTGCTGATAATGTTGATAGTACTTTATCTACGTCAAAATTATCTTCATCACTCTTTACAATATTTATATATAAATTAGATTTTTTATTATTATAGTTCTTTCTTAATCTCTCATAAAATGCACTTAAATCTAATTGTCTATTGGAGTTAATAAATTTAACTACTTTAGCCACATTATTTGTTGTGTATAGTTCTTTTACAAGGTCGCTTGTTTCTATGCCATTCTCTTCTAGTTCTTTTAAAAGTATTAAACAATCATTCTTATTTATCATTATAATTCTCCTATTTGATATAATCAACTTAGTTAATTTAAGCTTATATTTTGACACTTAATTTTATATGTAATAATTTAATCACAATAATTATTAAGTGTCAAATTCAAAGCCTCTAGTGTCCCAGATTAAATATCTGGATTATTATTATCGCTTAAATCTCCTGCTCCTAATTCTTCTGGAGTTGGGAGAGCATCTTCATCTTCTTCTCCAGCTGAATCATCTGTATCGGAAACTACTTCTTCTCCGCCTTCAGAATCATCAAGCTCATCTCCGCCTTCAGCGTTGCCTTTAGATCCTCCACTTAAATTTAAAGGCATATTTGAACCATCATCGTCTGGTGGAACATCGTCGTCAGTCATATCCATATCTTCGATATTTTCAATCTCTGCTTCAAGTTTTTTAATAAACTCTTCAATTATTGATATAACGTCACCGTCTGTAATAACATCAGATAATAATGATTTTAATATCTTTAATTTTGTTACTGGGTCATCAACGTCTGCAAGAACATCCATTGTATCTCTTGTTAAAGCAATCTTTGAAGATACATTTTCTCTTCTATCGATTTCTTCTTGAGTTGTTGGAGGTAACATACGTAAATTAAATTTACCAATATAATTATCAAGACCTCTATCTAATAGCATTAAATTAACTGCATCTGTTAGAGCTTGTAATATAGTATTTTGAATTCTCTTAACCATCTTAGCATATCTTGATGAAATAATTGAAAGAGATTGTCCACCATTGAAACCAGCTCCATCATCTGTATCACCAAAATATTGTTTTGGAACTCTCATTGCTCCAAAGAACTTATTCTTAAAGTAATCAAGGTCTACTAAATCACCAACTTGAACATCTCCACCTACAGTTGTTGCTGTTATAACACCTTTACCACCATTTGTAGGTACATAAATATTATTTTCAGCAGGTCCCGGATTTGTGTATTCACTTATTGAGTTACCCTCATTAATTGCAGCTTTTTGTTCCATTAAAGCTTTAATACCTTGAAGGTGTGGACCTACCATTTCTTTTGGCATATCACCAACTTCTACATTGATAAGTCTTGTTATTGCTGATTTAGTAACTCTATTAAGTAGTACTGAGTTTTCAAGTAGAGATAATTCTCTCCAAACCTTAAAAACGTTTTGGAATAAAGATTGCCCTCTCTTAACTGTATATGTAATACCACCGTCGTTAGTATCATAAGATTTATCATCTAAAAATATATTAACTTCTTCTGGTATTCTATTTGAGCTATCTTCAAGTGACGCATGTACAAACTCAGTTGCACTATATACTTTAACGTCATTGCGTTTAAATTTATATTGATGTAATATTGTATTAAACTGGCTTGTATTTGTTTTTACATTTGTATTTGAAACTTCAGCTTCAATGTACCCAGCTGTTTTACCAAATCTAGTTAATTCAAACATTTCTGCTGGATTTGGAACTAATTCTAGGTAATTAACGTAGTGATCATTATTTGCATAAGCTTTAATTACAACATCTTCTTTAAGAGATTCTTTACCAGCTTTAGCAAGGTTTGCTTCTTGTAATTTTGCTAATCTATCTTCTAATTTTTTTCTATTATCATCTACCTGATCAAAAACGCTATCTTTATTAAAATCAGATTGTCTATATAATCTTAAGTAAACATCACCATATTTACATAAAGCATGTACCCATTTATATATGTGTTTATCTACACGCATTGTTTCTAACATATAATTTATATGTTTAAAAACATTAGCATCTTCTGATTCTACCCAAACTATTTGACCTTGATCGTTATATTCTGTAGCGTCTTCTGCATATGTTTCTAGAATAGCTGATATAAGTGAATCTTCGCACATTGTATCAATTGTATCATATATTTGATTTCTGCTTTGTGATACTCTTGTAAATGACTGCAAAGTACTAATATCAATTTGACTTGCTATACCAGCTTGAGCTATGTTACTTAAAAACTTATTTTCTATATCAATACCAACTTCTTTATTAGGCTTTGGTACTGGCTCAGCTGTTTTGCCATGTGAAGCACTATCATCAATAAATGCTTGGCTATCTTCTAAATTATCTAATGGCATTTAGTTATTTCTCCTTTACCATACTATTATTCCATCTTTTAAGAAATTTCCTCTATAAGGTTGAGCTGCTCCCATACCAAAATCTTTAAATGGAGAAGCTACAACAACTTGTTGAGGCTGTGGTCTTGTTTTATTGTTTTGACCATTATTTTCTTGATTAGGTGGTTGTTGACGTTTCGCAAATGGGTCTAATAACTTATTTAACTCATTTTCAAAATCAACTGAAACTTGTTTTTTGGTTAACTCAGTAGCACTCTGTGCACTTACTTCAACTGTTGTTGTTAATAAATCGCCATACTCAAAATTAAATTCTTCAGCGTGTTGAGATGCATTCCAAGTTGCACCTGTGATTGCGTCGGCTTGGTCTTTAGAGTTAATTCCAGAAGGGCTGTGGTCTATTTTACCGCTATTATTATCCCTCTCCAAACCAAGAAATTCTTCAGTTAAAAGTTTACCATCATACATTTCTATACGTTCCTCATATATTGTGCTACGCATATACTGATATGGTTTACAAATTTTATCTGTATCTACTCTATCTACAGATACCACGCAATAGTTAAAACCTTTAGCAGCTAAAGCTTGTCCAGTATCAACACTTTGGAAAGTATCTGTTGAAATACCTTTAATATTGAAACCTTGTTCTTTTAACCAATAAATAAATTGTCTATTCTTTTCAAAAGATATTTGATAACCTTTAGGTGCTTTTACTGACACGCTAAACGCTGGTCTATACAATAATTCTTTTGATGGTGGTTGATTCTCCATAGGTGGTTTCTTTCCAACTATCCATATACCACCAATGCCTGTTTTGTCTCCAGATACTGACATATCAAGGTGAACAAATAAAGGTAATTGTTTGGTTATTGAATCTACTCTAGATAAGTCTATAAAATCATAATATTGAGTTGTGTCATTAGGATCGTTTCCAACCTCAATAACATCTCTAGTAAATAAATTCTGTAAACCTTCTTTTTTAACAGCAGCTAATCTAGGACCATTAAAGTATCTATTAGAGTTAGCCACTGAAATACCTGCTATATCTGTTAAAGCTATATCAATATCATCTAAGAAGTTATCGTAATAACCCATAGGAACTTCTAATATTGTATAGCCTCTATTTCTATATATTCTTAATTCTTCTTCACTCACATTGAGAGGGAGTACTTCTGAATTAAGGAACTTATTACCTAGTGCCACTTTAAATTTATTAGGACTATCTTTATCTGTTCTAATAACCCATTGTGGCTCATCAACTACTTTTGTAGTCTTACTATCTTGCTTTTTCTTAGTCTCTATAAATGTTTCCATATAAGAGCTATCAGTTCTTTTTGATGATGCAAGCACAAGTAATGTTGGGTTCTTTTCACCTTTCATAAAACGTGATTGCATACGAGCTGAAGCTGTATTTACAAGTGTCTTAGCTTTTTCTTTTTGTTTAGCCACATCTTGGTTAGGTTGGAATGAAATTTCATCGAAGAAAGCCCAGAAAACAGCACGACCTATAATATGTCTTGATAATGAACCAGCAATTAGCTCAATACCTTTTGGTGGGTTCCACACCTCATTTGTTGTACCTGTAACTTTTCCTCGCTCCATAAACCAAGGAGACTTTTGTAATAATTGTTGACACTTGTCCCAAGCAACACCTTTTGATGCGTCTAATGTAATATTCATAAATGCAAATGTAATCTTATTAATAGGCTGTAATACATAGTGCAAATATGTGTCTTTTAGGCACATCATTTT